AAATTAAAACACGATATAACTTTAATTGATTATAAAACATGGGGGGATATTTATAAACCCCAGCAAGTAAGCATTCCTTTATTAAATATAGATCCTGTGGATCTTAGAAATGCACCTGACTATACTTTACTTTATGGTGTTAAAGTTGAAGATTGTAGTGTTAGAATCCACTATGATGATAATAGAAGAAAAGGTAGAAGTTGGGACATGAAATTAAAAAACAATATGTTTATTATGTTTCCTTCTACTAATATGTATTACATAACCAATACTCAAAAAGATTCTCTAAACTTTATTCAAACCATTACTTATGAATTTATCTAATTATTACTGGTACTTTCAATCTGCAGTACCCCATAGAGTTTGTGATGATATTATAAAATATGGATTATCAAAATCAGAAGTTACAGCTAGAACAGGTGGGTATCGTGATAAAAAATTAACTAAAGATCAAATGAAAAATATGCAACGAAAAAGAAAATCTGATTTAGTTTGGTTAAATGACACTTGGATTTATAAAGAATTACATCCATATATACACGCAGCAAATAAAGCTGCTGGCTGGAACTTTGAATGGGAGAGAAGCGAGTCTTGTCAGTTCACAAAATATAAATACAACCAATATTATGATTGGCATTGTGATTCTTGGCATAAACCTTATGAGAGAGAGAATAAAAAGGATCCAGACATTGGTAAAATTCGAAAACTATCTATGACGTGTCAGCTAACTGATGGTTCAGAATATGAAGGTGGAGAATTAGAATTTGATTTCAGAGACTATGATCCGCATATGAGAGAAGAAGTTAAACATTTGAGGCAGGCAAAAGAAATACTCCCTAAAGGATCTATTATTGTATTTCCATCATTTGTATGGCATAGAGTTAAACCAGTAACGAAAGGAACAAGATATTCATTGGTGATGTGGAACCTTGGATACCCATTTAAATAATATGGATATAAGCGAACATTTTAAAACACCCATCTGGTCAGAACAAAAACCTGAATTTTTAAAATCATTAAATAAGTTTAGTGATAAATATATTAAAAAGGCAAGAACCCGGGACAAAGAAATAATAAAAGGTAACAAAGATTTTGGGACCTCCCACCACTCTTCAGCGTTAATGAGGGATAATGATTTTTTAGATTTTAGAAATTATATTGGTCAAAAGTCTTGGGAATTTTTAGATCATCATGGATATGATATGGCACAATATGAAACTATGTTTAGTGAAATGTGGGTACAAGAATTTAGTAAAAATGGTGGTGGTCACCATTCCGCCCATGTCCATTGGAATCAACATGTAGCAGGTTTTTATTTTTTAAAGTGTAGTGAAAAAACATCATACCCTAGATTTCATGAACCAAGAGCCGGGGCTAGAGCAACTAAATTAAAAATGAAACCTAAATTAAAAGGTATGGTTAATGGGGATGATCTTATTCATTTTAAACCAGAACCAGGAACATTAATTATATTCCCTGGTTATTTAGAACACGAGTTTTCAGTAGATCATGGTAAGGAACCTTTTAGATTTATACATTTTAACCTTCAAGCAATACCAAAAGAAATGGCTAAAGATGTCGTTTAAAATTATAGATAACTATTTATCAAAAGAAGATAATTTAATTTTAATTTCTGGATTAGAAGAAATTAATTTTCCATGGTTTTTTTGTAATAAAATAACTGGAGATGACCCTAAAAATTTATTTAATATGCAGTTTCACCATACTTTTTATGATGATAATAAAGTCAATTCTCATTTTTTTAATTATGTAGATCCAATTCTTAAAAGACTTAAACCTTTATCTTTAATAAAAATAAAAGCTAATATAACCCCTATCTCTCACAAATTAGTAAAATATAAAACACATGTAGACCAGACTTTTAAATGTAAAGTTGGTATTTATTATGTGAATGACAATAATGGTTATACTGTTATTAAAGGTAAAAAAATAGAAAGTAAAAAAAATAGAATGGTATTATTTAATTCTGATATAAAACACTGTGGGACTAATTCTACTAATTGTAGAAATAGAATGGTTATTAACTTCAATTATTTTTAATAGGAAAGGACACTAAAACAATGATATTTAAAAAAGATAAATACCATATTATTAGAGAGGCTATTCCAAAAGAATTAGCCGAATTTTTATTTAATTATTTTTTAATGAAAAGACAAGTTTATGATACCTGTATTAAGAATAGATTTATTTCACCTTATGAAGTTTTGTTAGGGGGATATGGGGATAAAAATAGTCAAACTCCACATACCTATTATTGTTATTCTGATATTGCTATGGAAACTTTAATGTTGAAATGCCAACCCCTTATGGAAAAGACGACAGGATTGAAATTGACCCCTGCTTATACTTATGCCAGAATTTATAAAAATGGGGATGTTCTTAAAAGACATAAAGATAGGTTTAGTTGTGAGATATCTACCACTATGAATTTAGGGGGAGATGATTGGACTATTTATTTAGAACCTTCTGGAGAAGAAGGTAAAAAAGGTATTAAAGTAGATTTAAAACCAGGGGATATGTTAGTTTATTCTGGTTGTGAATTAGAACATTGGCGTAATAAATTTAAAGGTAAAGATTGTGTACAAGTCTTTCTTCATTATAATGATAAAAAAACACCTAAGGCTAAAGATAATATGTTTGATAAGCGTCCACATTTAGGTCTTCCATCTTGGTTTAAAGGCTCCGTATGGAAAATAAAAAACAAATAATAGTACTGGGGGGTGGAGCTGCAGGTTGGTTAACTGCTTTATTTTGTATTTCAAATTTTAAATCAGACAATGTTACTTTAATAGAAAGTAAAACTATAGGGATACTTGGAGCTGGGGAAGGAACCACTCCACAAGTGCTTGGTTTTTTAAGGTCCATGCAAATTAATATTGATGATTTAATTAAACAAACAAAAGGTACTATAAAAAATGGTATAAGCTTTGAAAATTGGAATGGAGATAAAAAAAAATACTTACACCCTTTTGGTGTATTTAAAGAAGCAGACCCTTTTCATGTACCAAATCTTTTTTCCCATGATTGTTATGATTTCTATTTAAAGAAATTAATAGATAAAAAATTAGATTTTAAAAAATATGATTACCCAACTAAGATATCTTATGAGAATAAAGTAGATGATATTAATATAAGTTATGGTCTACATATAGATGCTTATGAATTTGCTAAGTATTTAAAAGGTGTAGCTATTAAAAGAGGGGTTAAACACATACAAGGAGACTTCAAAGAATTAGAGACAGATAAATCTGATTATATAAAATCAATACAGATTAAAGATAATAAGAGATATAAATGTGATTTTGTTTTTGATTGTACTGGTTTTGCAAGATTATTAATTGGTAAACATTATAAACAAAAATGGGTTAGCTATCGAAATCATTTACCTATGAAAAAAGCTATTCCTTTTGTGTTAGAAAAAGAAGAAGATATAAAACCCTACACTCAAGCGATTGCTATGAAAAATGGTTGGATGTGGAAAATACCCTTACAAAATAGGATTGGAGCGGGTTATGTATTTGATTCCGATTATATAGGGGATAATCAGGCGATTGATGAAATTAACCAGTTTCTTGGTAAAAAAATTAAACCAATAAAGGTAATTAATTTTAAAGCAGGGAGATTTGAAAACTCTTGGGTTAAGAACTGTATGGCCGTTGGGTTATCTTCAAGTTTTACTGAACCATTAGAAGCAACTTCTCTATATTTAACCGTAGAACAATTAAATATTTTTGCACAATATATTCCAAATATGTTTAAACCCAATACAAAGATATTAAAACAGTTCAATGATATTATTAACAATAGTAATGACAAGGTAATGCATTTTCTTTATCTTCACTACTTAACTAAAAGAAAAGATAGTAAGTTTTGGAAAGAGTTTAAAGATAAAAATAAGTGTCCTCAAGGGTTTAAAGACACACTTGAGCATATAAAAGAAGGTGTTTTAACATACCCTCTATTTGAAGATAAAGTGAAGAC